CGCGGTGGGCTTGGAGGTCTCTAATACTTCCAATGTCCGATAGATGTGCTTGCATTTCTGACATACTCGCTTCCTCCGGACTGATTTGTCTGCTGTAAGTCTGCTGTCTGCGACGGTTGATTTGCCACTGCATTTTGGACACAACATTTCTACACCACCCCACCATTAGGAGCCTCCAACCACATTCCAACATTAGCCTGATACTTACTGCGTGGCTTGCCTTGTCCAAGGCGCACACGCTCATACTTATCCCACTCGCACAGGCTATGCTCAATAGTTCGCATATCTACTGCATCAAGGGGAACATGAGATTGAATGTAGTTTGGTGCTTGAGCCAGTAACTCTTGCATTTCGGTATTGGCTTGGGTCTGGTTCATAGACTTAGTCAACACCCTATCGTGGATACGGTTCAGTCCTCGCTTTGCTCCCGGACCTGCGTTTGCCCAACTAAAACGGTCTTGTGCCTTGTCCAATACAGGTGTGTAGTTGAGGTCGGTAACCACTTCGTATGACATAAAGCCTCCCCCTCCCCATCCCCGATAGGAAGCCATCGCTTTGTGGGTCGCCTCCAACGATTGCGTTTCCTCAGCGACCCCCGATAAATGCACCCTGTCTTTCCAAATAGGTTTGAGGAAGTGGTCAACAACGACCTCCGACTTACGAGCTTTGAGACCTTGATTAGTGATTATATAAGCTCCAGTGAATGTCCGCAAACCAGAGGACAACCTAGCCTCAATAAGTTCTTTGGTATGGTCGGGATTCCATCCTTTATCTTCGTCAACCCACCCATGCTCTTCGGCAAACTCGCTTGTGCCAATCATGCGGAACAAACAACAATTAAAAACGATTTCACTGTGCGGACGGTTAGCATTTGGGTTAGTCCAGTTTTGGCGCATCCAAACAGTAACACGGTCATTTTCACGGAAGGGGTTGGTGAACTTGTAATCCTGCAAAATGTGGTCGTCAGTCCAAGGGGGATTGACCCCCTTGGCTCGCTTTTGGTAAATAGCGTGACGCTCATTTATCCAGTAAAAGAACCTTTCTATGTTCTCCATAGGCTTAGTTCCCTAGCTTAATGACGCCTTTAGCCAACGCCAATTTAATATCAACACTGTTGCCTCCAGGAGTCAACGCTTTCATAGCGGACAAGGCATCAGCAACGGTAGCAGACTTTGCAAGGGCTTCAAAATTATGCCAGCGATTGCTACCTTCACGGTATGGGTTAGAACCTGTAACAACAATCGTTGCCTGTGGGTCATACTTAGCCCGAGCATTGCGCTCTGGCTTGGGTGTATCTACAGCAACGGTTGGCGTAGGCATAGGAGCCGACGGAGTATTCACCTGCATTTTAGTCTCCTTTTCAACAGGTTTATATTTTTTCGCGCGAGCCGCTACAATCGTGTGAAACTCTTTGTAAACGCCCTGCGAATTGAAATAGCCAGTAGTCTCACGCTGGATATTACTGGCTTCCAAAACACTGAGTAACTCTTGCTCAGTGAATGTGTTTTGTAATTGTTCCACATTTGAAAACACAATGCTATACTCATTGAGTTCTTTACAATTACGAAGTTCTCGCAATGAGGGAAACACAAAATAGGAATATGGCTCGTTCCTGTTGGATTCATTGTGGTTTTCCAATACTGCATAAGTCTTGATTGCCGCCATGTCAAAGCTCCTTTCTATAAGCCTTATACTGTTATTCTACTATATGTAGGGAATCAAGCAAGCCCTAAATACTCCAATGCCCCACTAAAAGTTCTCTCCTAGCAGGGCATTGGGCGAGAGGTGAGCTTCTGCCCACCCCCACATTCTTAGGCGGCTTTGGCGTATTCAAGAGCCTTTGCCATAGCCTTCCGCTTGACTTGGGCATTATTGCCAAACCATGCGGAGTTAAGGGCGTGGTCACGAGTCTTGGCTCGCTTTTGGTGATCCATAACATAAGTCACACCGTTTAGCGCACCCCACCAAGTCCCCTTGGCTGAAGACATATCGTGTCCTGGAGAAGTTTCAATAGCTTCCAGTATAGACTGGGAAGTTTTGGTAAACTCCTCATGAAGCGGTGGTAAGTCGGCCTCGTTAGACTTAGCGCGTTCAATAAGCAGTTTGGGCTGGAACAACTCAGCAATGAAGTTATCCACCTGTTCCTTAGTAGCTCGTTGCTTGGCAAGGAACTCGGACTGCTGTTGGAACTGTGTCATTTGCTCACCACTAATACCAAGTGCTGTTTCAGCGGCTTGCATAATTTCCTCGTCAAACATTTGCAAATGCAACACGCGGAACTTACCAGTCATACCCTCTTGGCTGAGCGCAAGGGTAATCGTATTGTTACACACCACACGGATGGGGGTGAACATAACAGTCATAGCAGTGCCAACCTTGTGACTGTTAGCCATGAGCAAGTAACCCTCGATCTCATCGCCACCCGCTAACTTGAAGCCTTTCTTGATTTTAGCCAAGCCCCAAATGCGCTCGCCATCACTTAGGCTACCCGCCGTGTCCATTTCCATATGCCCTGCTTCAGTAAACTTTTTGAAGAATGACATTGTTTCGTGGTTCTGGAATGGAACAAACCCTTCACCGCAGTGCGATAGCACACGGTTATCGGTATCACGCACCACTACATAATGGTCGTTAGCCCGAAGCATTTCGGCTTCACCGCGTGGGTCATTGAGGTTCCAAGTGTTAGGCTTGTCAGCGTAATAGACAGGCCGCTTGCTAACTGTCCAGTCAAGGCCAGCCGCTTTAAGCATTTCCTCAGGAGTAAGGTTATGCTCAACTTTTTCACCAAGCCCATGCCAAGGAACTTGTCCTGCATAAGCCATTGTTTCTACCATATGTGCCATGATTGTTTCCTTTCTACAAAACTAGGCGTCGTAACCAGCTTCCACAGTTGGAAGCACATCAAAGTCGGCAAGCGAAATGTCAAGCCAACAGGTTTCCCCCATTGCATTAAACGCAATCTGACAACGCATCTCAACATCGTTGTGCAACATTGTGTGGATAATGGGGTATTTGAAAGTATCGTCAAGTGCATCAAGAAACTTACGCTTCAGAGTGCGGTTTGCCTTACGGCGAATAGCACGGTCGTTAAGGGTAACGAAGTGCTCTTTGGTTAGGTATGGAACATCCATGTAATTAGCCCCTTCTATGGCTGGTTGGTTTATGCTTATATTAAATAAGTGTAGCAGTTGGATGTAAACCGCTAATAGGTCAACCTGACAATTTAATACTCACGCAGGAATTTGATAACCACGGCTGAACATGGGATGCACCAAATGTAAATGTTGTAGAGCGCGAGTAAGACCCACATAAAACACGCGAGCTTCATCAAAATGTTCGTTTTCAAACTTACGCCACATAGAATAGGAACGACGCATAGTGTCAGTGAGAACCATAACATTATCTGCTTGAGCTCCCTTTGCTGAGTGAATCGTTGAGATTCGGATGCGAGGCTCTTGTGTTAAGGATTCACCTTTGCGTAGACAGGCTTTAATGTAACGCTTATCTTTATCCGATATTTTGCCCAACCCTTCATCCCAAGGGAGGCTGTGTAGTAATCCGTGGAAGTCCAGCAGATCTTGTAATCCATAACGCTGGTCTGGCTGTCCTTTACTAAAGGTTTTGTGTCCATACTCAACCTGTGTGCCTAACAACATCTGGCTATAAACAGTTCGCACCTGTTCAGCCGTTAGCATACCACCATCGCGTAGGTTTTCCCAAAGCCTAACTGATTCAAGAACTTTACCATCAATTGATTTACTGCCATTGTAGATATATAAATGTCCACGGCGGCGCACTTCTTCCTCAATCTGCTTTGCACCTCGTGTAGTGCGGCTGAGTAACAGCCAGTCACCTTCGGACATATTAACTTCTTCGGAGTGACGATGCCAATGGACAAACCCATCCTCATCCCGTGGGTTGAATTGTTTGGGTCTGCGATCAACGACGCGCTGAATTACTTTTTGGCTAAGTGCATGATGCAGGGCGGGTATCCTGTAACTTTGGTTCAGCACAGTGACACTGCCTTCAAGTCCTATGAAGTAGTCTACATCTGCACCCGCATAACGGAATATGGCTTGGTCGTCATCGCCAGCTACAAACATCTCTTTGCAGTTGGCTTGTAATAGATGTACCATTTTCCACTGCAATGGTGACAGGTCTTGCGCCTCATCAATGAACACCACCTCCAGTTTCGGTGCTAACTGACGGTAACAAAACTGCTCTAGCATATCTGTGTAGTCGAACAGTTGGTATCTATCCTTCCATGCCTTTAACCCCCTGTCTACGTAATCAACCCTAGCCCAGTCGGTTTTAAGCGGCACTGTAGAGGCATTGTAAACGCCACGCAGAGGCTGTTGCTGTATGCGAGCTATGTTAATCAGCTCAAGGAATTTATCGCCGTATCCAAAATCTTTATACGGACCTTGGTCGGTGAGTCCTGAATTAAAGAAACCACCGATTTTTAACCAATCACCAATTTCAGTAAACTTATCCGATGTGAGAATTTGGTTATGGTTAATGCCCATCTGCATAAAGGCAAGGCTGTGAAGGGTGCGGAAGAAAGGTAAGTCGCGCCTGTGCAGTTTAAACTTTTCACAAGCACGGTCTATAGCTTCACTAGCGGCACGGCGAGTAAAGCCAAAGTAACCTATACGATCTGGTGCGACACCTTTGCTAAGATACTCTTCGACCTTGTTTAGGAGGTAGGTTGTTTTCCCTGTTCCTGGAGGTCCGAGTATAATATTCATTAGATGATGTCTTCGTGTGTAGGCAACTCTGGCAGTGTCAATGGTTCGTCATTAGATGCAAAAAACTCTTGTGGTAATGACCACACATGAATCCCTTTGCCCTTTACACGCCAAAACATTTTTTCTGCTTCCATTCCCTGTAGCCGTAAGGTTATCTTGTTTGAAGTGTAGTGGTTGAAGTCGTTAACGGTCAGATGCTTTTTAATATCCTTGACTTGGAAGAATACTTTGCCCTCATCCCATACGGCTACGCCCTGCAATATGTCTTCACGGTCTGTACCTTTTGCTCTATCGGTGCAGAACTGCGACAACAAGTCTTCAAACTCGCCTTTAATTGTAGCATCAGGTGGCACTTCGACAATGGTTAAATTATCAAGCAGTAATTGTATCCGTGTTTGCCATGCTCTTTGGCTTACTGCGATAGGCAATTTATTGATTTGCGCTACACAATCTTTTTGGAATCGTGTCTGGCTAATCAACCCGTCTGTGCTTAATTCAACACGCTGACCATCTACATCTAGTATCCAAATAGGTGGATCGCCATCAATCTTTGTAAGGCTAGACATCTGGTTTTGCACACCAGCCGGACCAACGCCAAACTTGCGAGTAACGCATATATCCTTATTACAAAAAGGTTTGATAGGTTGATCGTCACATTTGTAATAATAATCCTTGCGCTGTAACTGTTTGATAACTGCGCCAACCTCAGTATGACTAAGCGGCGGGTGCAAATACTCAACATTGTAACGCTGTATCAAGGCTTCCCAATTATCAGGGTCAAACATTCGGGCATACACACCCAAGTTAAAGAGAGCATTGTTTCGTGAGCCTTCGCCAAAGCCCTGTTGACAAAGCTCATTCAAACATGGTGGACCATCTTTTAACTTAGGTTCTGGCTCGGATATACGGTAAGCCGTAAAGTCTTCAGGCTTTATCAAGTAGCGTGTGGCTTTAGTCACAAACTCTTCAGGTGTCATAAGTTCACCCTTAAAGTCGTATACCGACCGCGTACTGAGGTCGCCCTTAAAGTAAGGCATATTCAAACCATTACCTGTATCACCACGGTCTACAAGAATGGTTGATTGTTTAGGGAATATCTCACCTTCGGCGTGGCCTAATGAAGCCGCCAGCTCGGTAAGTTTGGATTGCACAAACTCAGCTTTGAGTGCATCCGTGAAGAAGAAATAAATATGTGCGCCACCAGATTTACTACGGCCTACCCATCCAACGATCTTAGCGTCTTTGAGTTTTTTGACGAGTGCCTTATGGTCTACATCGTATGTATCAATATCAATCGCACCCCACTTACAAAGGTTATCATCCCGGATAGGGATAATGCCTAGCCCTTGCTTACCATCTAGGTGCTGTTGCCAAAGTTCTTCAGTTGGTGGCTGTTTTATGATTTTGTAAACGCCAAGCCGCTTGCCATCACTGCGCTGTTCGTCAGGATTAAACACGCCATGCGCTCGTTTGTTACCATCAAATAGCTTTAGAAATTTCTCTGCTAAAGACATATCTTACTCCAGTATAAAAGGGTGGGGACAGGGCATAGCAACTATAGATGATTTACCTTCCACGTCACTAGCCCCGCCCCCGAGCAACCGTAGGGCGATCAACCCCCACAGTTGAACTTAGAACGGCACATCGTCATCATCTTGCTGTGACTGTTGTGCAGGGGCTTGAGTTTGCTCTGGGGCTTGCTCTTTAACCTCTACCTCACCAGACTTAACAGACTTAGCGAACGCGACTGCCATTTCAAACACGGCTTTATCACCAGCATTAGAAAGGTCAATCGGACCGACTTTGTTAATGTCCCAGCCAAACCAATTACCTTTATCATTGCTTTCAGCAACGGTAGACAGTTGGTATTTGTGTGACATCATTGGCAAAGTGTACGGACCGTTTTTGCCTTCTGCTGTAAGTGACTGCATTTGTGTAACCCACTTGCGAGCTTTCTTCAGCTGTGTGCTAGACATAGTAATCAAGCAACGCTGTGGACCATCTTCATCAAGCAGGATTACAAAGAACTGAGCGGTGTTGGTCAGGATATTGCCGTTAGGCAGGATATCTTCACCGCGCTCATTTTTAGTGGTAGTGTTAACGATAGCATCGTCAGGCTGGTAAGAACCATAATATCCACCGCCCTTTTCACGCGGAGCCCACTCAACATAACGGCGATTGTAATAGCACGGCACAACCGCGATACCCTTTTCACCATCGTATGCTTTATTGGCTACAGTATTAAAGATCATGCCAGCTTCAGCACCCTCAACATACGCACCATCACGCTTATTAACCTGTGGGCTAAGTTGTGCAAGGATACGCAGAAAGGGGATAGCCATATCCTCTGAACTGGTTTCCTCAAAACCCAGACCACCAAGGTCTTCGAACTGTGCTACTGCAAGAGCAGTGGCTTCCTTTTTTGCTACTTCAGTTGCCATATTTACCTCCTAGTAATCTTGGCTCTTTGCCCCACGAATATACCCAACAGGTCATACGGCAAATTTTCACCTTTTTCTACCTGTTCCTTTACAAAAGACTTGAGTGTCATGGGTTCAACCCAAGTTTTTGTTTGAGTTGCCATACCGCGCTGTTCCAGCTCGGCAAGCAAATCTTTTGCGAGGTTATCCTCACCACGACCAAAAGCCGCAGTAACATGATTCTTAATTAGCGAACCATGCCCCGCTTCAGTAAGCCAACTAAAGGCTTCCTCAGCACGGTCTTTAGCAATGCTGGCACTGTAATAAGGTGCGACCTTAATTTCACTGCCATCATCCATTTTTAGCTCAGACATACCATGCTCATCCATTGCCGCTGGGAGTAAATCCTCAGCAATTTTGCGATGGTCGCGCTTGGCGTCTTTGAGCTCTTGCTCAAGATCAGCGATCCGTTGTTCCAACATAACTTGTTGTTTACATAGGTTACTTATAGTGCTGATACCTGATTGATTAATGCTGGTTAGGTCTCCAGCCACACTTTCAAAGTCCATTAGGCAGACTCCTTCCTATGGTATAGATCTACTACCAACGGATAGTAACGTTCCTCTAGCCTGTCCCACTTTAATGCTTTGAACTTACCACTGTTTCTACGCGCCGCTTCAGCACAGGCAATGCCTATACATAAAGGGTCGCCTGAGAGCAGTAGGTAGTCGTCATCATTAAAGTGACGCAAGCCACGATGAATGCGCCTAACTGTTGGCTGAGTGCTAAAAGAAACCTGTTCCTTGGCCGGAACAAGTATTTGCAGGTCACCGAAGGCAACTGCATCTGTGATATCTCTACCACGCACTTCTTGTGTAATGTAGACTGTCACGGCTTTCTACTCCGCTTTGCTTTCTACGCTGGGCGGGATTGCCCAACACAATTACCATACGCTTTTATATATAGTAGTAAAATAAAAAAGTTATCATACTGGTCTATCCGATATTTTAATATCTGATATCTGATATCTGGGAATTGTTAATTTACAAACGCTTACTTTGACTGGTCGCGCGGATAAAAACAAGACGCAAAAAGTGTAGTCAAGATTTTGGTTTGGGTGCTATTATACAAAGTACCCATTAGAAAGCGGTGTTATGCGTTATAAATTTAAGTTTCAACCCTACCAGCATCAGCTGGAAGCACTGAAAAAGTCTTGGAACAAAACCGAGTTTGCCTATTTCATGGATATGGGAACAGGCAAATCTAAAGTGCTTATTGATAATATGTGCGTCCTGTATGACCGTGGCGAAATTACCGCCGCGCTTATTGTCGCACCCAAAGGTGTGTATAGAAACTGGGAGCAAGGCGAACTGCCCACGCACATTCCTGACCATGTTATGTATGACACGGTGCTGTGGAATCCTAGCCAAACAAAAACACAGCTTGAAAAGCAAAAGACATTGTTTTTCCCAGATGATAACCTCAAGATTTTTGTTATGAATGTTGAGGCGTTCAGCACTAAAAAGGGCTGTGAAATAGCCGAGCGGTTTTTGCAAGCGCACAGCGCACTCATGGCTGTAGATGAAAGCACTACCATAAAAAGCAAGGATGCCAAGCGCACCAAGAACATTGTGAAAATTGGTAAGTCGGCCAGATACAGGCGTATCCTAACAGGCTCGCCAGTAACCAAAAGCCCTATGGATTTATACACACAATGTGAGTTCCTTGATTCGTGGTTGCTAGGCCATAGTAGCTACTTTAGCTTCCAATACGAGTATGCTGTCGTGCAACGCCGTAGTATGGGAGCGCACAGTTTCAATCAGGTTGTGGGCTACCGTAACCTTGATAAACTCAACGGCATACTGGAAAACTTCAGCTTCCGTGTTAAGAAAGAAGACTGTTTAGATTTGCCTGATAAAGTGTATATCAAGCGAGCAGTCGAGCTTACAGATGAGCAGAAATCAGTTTACAGTAGCCTCAAAACATTTGCCCTAGCCATGCTGGAAGAAGGCTCGGTAACTACCGATACAATACTGACACAGCTATTACGGCTACAACAGGTTTGTTCAGGCCATGTAAAATTAGATGATGGCGAAATGAAAACCTTTAACTCAGCCAAACTGCCCGAACTTATGTCTGTCCTTGAAGAAGTTGATGGCAAGGTTATCATATGGGCTAACTTCACACACGACATTAAGAACATCGAGCAAGCTATTGCAAAAGCATACGGCGAGCAAAGTGTAGCTACATACTATGGGGAAACCGAGAGTGATGAGCGACAGGCCATTGTCAACCGTTTCCAAGACCCTAACGACCCACTTATGTATTTCGTAGGGCAACCACGGACAGGTGGTTATGGCTTAACACTGACAGAAGCTAAGACTGTGGTGTATTACAGCAATAACTTTGACCTTGAAATACGGTTACAAAGTGAGGATAGAGCGCACCGTATCGGGCAAACTAGCAAAGTAACATACATTGATATTGTAGCGGAAGACACAGTCGACGAGCGTATCTTGAAAGCCCTGCGGAACAAAATCAATATAGCAAGTCAAGTCCTTGCAGAAGACTTCAGGGACTGGATTGTTTAAATCCTGCCCTTTTGCCTCATTAGCCATATAAACCATATGAAAAGGCCTATCGTTAATACACCAAGCAGTATGATAGCGCATATCTCTAAAAACTTTTGTCGACGTTCTCTTTGACGATAAATGGTTTCCTGACGCTCTTTACGCACACGAGCTTCTGTTTTGATAAGGTCATCCCAAGCCTGTTGACCCATAGTGTATTGGATAAACGTGCGTAGCTCTTCCCTCTGTTGCTGAGCTTTGCGTTTAGCCGCAAAGATTTCCATAGCTTCTTGCTCAACCGTTTTACTGGCTACGAGCTTTTTGAATATTGGAGGGTTTTTAGCCTCTTTTTCAGCTTGGTCAAGATCCGATAAAGCACCCATCCAGCGACTTACATCACCAATCATGGATTCAATATCGCGGCCTACTGATATCCCTTTCTTGATAACAGCAAAAGCTGATGAGGCAGTGGCTAGTGCTGTTACAGGATCCATTAGGTTTCCCCAATAGCTCGCATACGATTTACCAACCGTTGTGCTCTATTAGTGACTTGCTGATACCAACGGGAATCAACCATCTCATCAGCCGCTTTATTCCAATCACGAGCATCTACTCCTGCTTTCATACCTTTGAACTGACTAAGGCGGGGGTAGCCCATATTGAACATCATATTTGCAATGATCAATCGCGCTTCTTCCGGAAGCTCTTCATAATCTTCGTAGAGTTTATCGCATTCAGATAATACAATATCGATATCTTTATTAAATGCTTGTACCACTCTATCTTCGCTGACAGGCGTCCCGACTGGTGCTCCATGCTCCGGATCATCATCCCTAACAAGGTGGCCGATACCAAAAGTAGGATAACCCAAATGATCCAAGTATATCTCATACTTGCACCCTTCGTCTTCTTCTATTTCTTTTCTGAGTTGCTCTAGGTTCATGTTAAACCCATAATCCCTTGTTTGCGGTTTGCTATAGCCCCACCTAACTCATCGCGTGGGAATAGAGAGGCATAGTCCGTAGTTGATTGTGCTGGCGCAGGAGGCGCACTAGCTAATGGCGTGTTACCTATATTCAGGCTAGGAACAGGCATAGGCGGTTGTGCTGGCGCAGGAGGCGCACTAGCTACATCTGTGGTGGGTTCTGTAGCTACAGCTGATACGTCACCCATAGATGGAGCCATACGAGTCCGCAAGGTTTCTTCCTCCAGGGACTCACTTTGGTCTACAAAGCCCCTGCGGATATCATCAAGGATAATACCGTAAACTGAGTCTTTACCAATTTTGAAAGACTTACTACTATGGACATCTTTCATTTGTTTAACAGAAATAGGTGAAGCTAGAAACTTAGCCATCAGGTTTGCTTGGAGCACCTGTTTCAATGCGGCTATTTCTAAACCTTGCAACTGAGCAACAACAGAAGCTGATTGCAAACTTGAACCCAAATCATCAAGTTGATTAGAATACATTACATAAGTGCGGATATCAGCCAGCTCTTTCATATACTCTGGGTGCGCCGCGTTTTTGAACAAAGGCTCTAGCCTCGCATACTGACCTTCAAATTTCATAAGGCTTTGTATTTCTCTTGCCAGTATCGTTGGGTTGATAGTTTCCGCACCCAGATCAGTGCTAAACACGGTTGCTTTTTTGAGAATATCGTCAAACACAGAAGCTCGCATATTCAATGCGGCATTGCCCATGAAACCACCGTTTGCTTGTATGAACTTTGCCGCTTCAGCATCTGTCATATTAGACAACAGCGTTTTAGTTCTTGCACCGTTGGACATATCCCGCGCAAGCGCAGAAACAACAGCATCTGAATTTAGCCATGCAGAGCGTTGTGCAATATCTTCTATTATAGCTCTATCAGCCGCATTCGGCACAAGTTTTAGGAACAACTCAGGGTCGTTTTCTTTAATAGTACGGATACGCTGTGCAATCAAATCAGGTTTAGAAGCGAGGTCTTGCACAAAACCGTTTTGCACATCGCGTAAAAGCTGTTGCGCGGCATCCCGCCCTGCTGGTGTTTTGGAAGAGCTAATCAACCAGTTGGTCATTACATTCCAATCGGAAGAGTTAAACTCGCCAGACCAGAATTTTTTACCAAGTTCAGCAGGGTTTACCTGTGTGTTCCTTGCAAAAAAGGTATGGAGCTTACTGGCGTTCTTAACATCAGAAGCAAGTTTAGAGAGCTGTGTAGCTTCTTCCCATGCTTCCTTCCATCCAGCACCGCCGCCTTTGGGATTTTGCAAAACTTCATCTATAGACTTTAATAGCTTCACAGCATTTTGATTAGTTTGACCACCACCAAACGCAATATCAGCAACTTCGTTACGCATAGCTTGAAGTTGTTTGAGAGCATTGAAACTATAATCTTTGCCCTTATCACGAACTGAAAGTGTGGTAACTTCCTGATTCCAAACATTTTCAAACTTATCAGCGATGTTTAGTAGCCGTTGGTCTACTGATTCAATCGTTTCAGTTACTTCTTTAGCTGGTGTAGTGACAGTGCGGGTAATAGGTTTACCATCCGGACCAAGAACACCTGTTTCCACAACCTCTGTTTTAGCTTCGGTTGTACCAGCACGAGTTTGTGTGCCTACCCGAATATCTTGGGCTACCTCTTTGACAGGAGCTAAATCAAAAACAACATTTTCAGCTTCAGCAGTTTCAAACGCACGAGTGTAGGCTTGATCAGTTACTTCCCGCAGACTTTTATCCAACTGGCCTGTAAGCATACGGATATCTTCTTGCGTTTTCTGTAGCGTTTTGGTGTCGACATTTGCACCTTCAGCACGGAGTTTATACAAGTCATCAAGCTCTGTGCTGAGCCTACGAGCAGACAAATCTAAATACTGGCGTAGTTCTGCCGCAGTAAACCCTTCAAAACCATCTGGTGATTTGGCCTTTTGGTCTAGCAACTGCCAGAGTTTTGCCTGTTGGTTATTGAACACTTGTTGCGGCGTTTTAGATAACCCCGCTACCTGACCTTGAATCCTTTTAATAATAGGGCTATCAGTAAGCTGGGAAACCGTGAGTAGTGGTAAGCCTAACCGTTCTGCGGCTTCCTGACCTACAATGGATTGTGGTGTGGTCTTACCAGCTAATAGGGCTGTCCTACCTGACTCACCAAAAATTGCTCGAACACGAGCCCCTACTCCAGGAGCAACTGCATTGATAGTAGCTTCCAAAGAACCGATAATAGCGGCATCTTTCAAAACAGAAGGGTCAGTCATAACATCATAAAATGAACGACCTGTTTCGTTTACTGCCCATTGCTCAAGGATATTTGCCGCCGCCGCTGAACCACCAACAGCCGCCGAACCGAGTACGCTGGGCGGGAAAATAATCGCCGCTGTAAGAGCCGCTACATTTGTAGGCGTTACCACATTAGCTTCTACTTCAAGTAGGTCAGCTAAAAACTCTTTACCAGCTCCTGGAGCTTCTGGGTTAAAAGTAGGATCAGCACGGTATAACGCACCATTTGGCACGACACTATACAGTTCTACCGTTTTGCCGCCGCCTACATCTATACGCAAGTAACGGCCTTCAGGGTAGTGCTTTTTGAAATACCCCCTGCGGTCTTCAAACTTATTGCGGCGAGCTAAACCCTCACGCACACCTACTTTTATTGGACCGACAGTATCTGCACCTTGATAACCTTTACCGCCATACTGATCAATAATCAAGTTTTCAACACGGTTGCGCTCTAATGATTCAAGTTCAACATCGCTTTTGAAAGGTTGGTCAGTGAGCAGTTGCCCTTTGCCAATATCAGGTTCAACAGTAAGCGGCGTAAAATCATCAGGACGACCAGTACCCATATCCATAGCACCAGCCACATCTTCGGCAAACTGCGACTCTATAGCCGCACGGTTAACTACATCAATAGTTTCTTGGTCTACTTGACGAGTTGGAACATCTTCCAAACTGTAAGGTGTAATCCTAGCACCGCTTGGAGTAAAAAACACATCAGGTACTGCATCTACAACAAGCGCATCATCATCTAGTGTGAGAATACTTGGTTCGAGTTTATTGGGGCTACCATCTACGGTATCGACTACCAAATCATCTTCGGCCATTTACTGTCCCCCAACGAAAGTCATGCCTGAATAAGTATCCCACAGTTTTCTCAAACTATCTTCATTCGGCACATTTGTAATCACTCTGCCGTCACGATCTCTTAGCACACCGAGTGAAACTAACTGCCCTGCGCTTGCTTTAAACTTATCAAAGCTGTCAAACTGCGAAGTGAATTTCGCCATTTTTGATTGACGATCGGTAAGGTTGAAAGTATCTGTGCCACCTTCCGCATTAACCCTTTGAGCTCTAATATCGCCAGCCAGACTTGCGGAAGGCAGATTTGCAATTTCATCTGCATCCATGATTTTGTTTTCTGGTTTAGCTCTCCACTCCGCGCGAGCCTTGCTAAGAGCAAGGTATTTAGCCTCTGCATCGGCAATGCCAGCACCTTCTTTTTGCATCCAATTTGTAACGAAGGCTTGCTCGTTCCTAGCGCGGTTAGCGGCATTGGTGTAGATTTTAGAAAGCAGTTTAAGACCGTCAGGTGTGGTGTAAAGGCTCGGACCAGCACCTTGAACCATCTGCAATTCTTCTTGGTTGAGGTTTCCAGGAATAAACTGTGTCAGCCTCAATGCAAACTGGTTAGACGCAAACTGAGCCGCTTCACCCGATACAGGGTCGCCACCCATAATCGTATTGTAAACATCGTTTGAAACACCTTCTTTAACAAAGGTATCAAGACCAGGAACAGCTTTGATAAACTTCTGCAAGCTCAAACGTGTTCCTGCGAGTGCGCCTGTTTCAAAGTTTTCAGAAGCCACTGCCGCTTGGTTTGCAAAGTTTTCAAGCTCTGTAGACAACCCAACATTTTTGTTAAGCTCAGTAATATCGTCGCCCAACATTTTTGCAAATACATCGTTAATAGATTTGCGTGGGTCGTAATTAGTTGTCAAGGTGTTTTTAGCCTTGAGGTAATTGTTTATGGCGTTTGCTCTAAACTCCATCTTAGCGGCTTCTGCCTGAGCAGGAGACTTACCAGCATCAATAGCGGCGGTGTAAGCAAGGTCAGCACCTTCTTCCATCATACGCTCGTATTCAGTTGTCACTGGCATAAGTTGTTTTGACAATATTTCAATTTTTTGAGCCGCCGCTTCAAATGCCGCACTATCTGTATCTGGATCCAGCGTATCAATATCATTTTGGGCAGATTCAAGCTCTTTAATATTGCGTATGAGATCAGTTGGCATTGGACCCATTTCCACGCCATCTGCTGTAATTTGCGTAGCTTCTTTGCCATCATACCTAAAGAACTGGCCTTGCGGGGTTTGGAATACTTTGTATGGGCGAACAACGCCATCAGGAGCTTTAAGCTCTATTTCGCCATTATCTTTATTGATGCTAAGGATATCGCCTGTATCCGTAACCTTTACATCAAAATTACCTTTAGCTTCTCCTACAAGATAGTAACCTTTGTTTTCTTTATTGATGTCTTCAGCGGCGGCGCGAGGGTTATACATCATCACCTGACCATTATCAAGCTTCTGTGTTTCCCATTTAATAGAACCTTGTTTTATTGGAGTAGATTTACCTGTCCGCACATTTACTCCAATGACAGAACCATCATCCATTTTTTGGATACTAAGGTCTGGTATCTTTGCCGCTTCTACAGCAAAAGTTTTCAATAGCTCAGACTGAGCTTCAGTTCTAGCTGTTTTGCTTGCCGCCGCCGCATCAGCCGCTTTTAACTTAATGGCCTGTTCGGTCTGGCTTTTGGCTTTTGCCATTTCAAGGATAGGGTCGCTAACCGCTTTAATTGTTTCTGGCTTTAGCACAGAACTAATCAGCTCACCTTTTGGTGCATTAGCTACTGCCGCCGCTAATTGCAGACCAGCAATGTATGGGTTGATTTCGTAGGCTTTGCCTGTATCGCCCATAATGCCTTGATATTGTTTCAAATAATCTTCGTAAGAAGTTGATTGCGGAACCAAATTCATCATAGTTTGATAGTTCCCCAGATTAAAACTTGCTGGAAGTGCGTCCGCATTAAAACCTTTTGGCAATACTGTTTCGCCTTCTGGGGGAGAACCAGCCTGACGCATTACAGGTTGTTCACCCATAGCCATACGAGCTATAGCTTCTTCTTGTCCAGGAGCTTGCATCATACCCATATTGATGCCGCCCTCTGGCGATTCCTGTTCAGCCATTTCCATAATAGTAAGGGTAGGCTGGATAAGCGTTAGCACAGACTCTGGAGTTTGGTTAGCATCCTTTTTACCAACCAACCCTGCTAGTTCGGCACGGCGTTCTTCAACAGTTGCTTCATCGCCGCGCAACGCATTCATTACGCCAGCATAATCTTCTGCTGAATCAATATCCGCTTCCAAACTTTCTATGCTTTCAGCTACATCTGCAAGTCCAGAAGTAATACCAGACCCATCAGCTTGAGCTACAGGTTGCTGAGCCGCAAACATTTGCCGTTTTAGAACTTCATCCATCATTAGCCAAACGCTTTCTGTGCCGCACCATACAGACTCAAGCCACCAATACCCGCACCGAGCAACTGGTTAAGTAATCCAGGCTGAGGTGCGGCTTGGATGCTTGTTGTCATCTGCGATGACGGAGCACCTTTGTAAATATCTGATAGGAAGCCGAGTCGTTGGTATGGCTCGTAAATCTGTTGCATTTGTGTCTGGCGAGCCGCTTCGTCCTGTGCTTGTAGGATGTTGCGTTCCTGTTCGCCAAGCTGTGCCAACTGTGCAATACCAGACTGACCTAAACGGCTTTGTAACTCGCCTAGACCTGCTTGTTGCATACCTAGCTGGCCTAACCCCTGACCAGCCGCTAATGACCGTTGCATCTCATTCTGAGCGGCTTGCTGGGCTTGCAAAAAGTTTTGCGCTTGAGCTTTAGCCATTGCATCAGCCATATTGCGGCCTACTTCAGCTTGTTGAATAGCCGCACGGCCTCCACCAAATGCACCCGCACCGACAGCTTGCCCTGCTACCTGTTGAAACTGTGGGGCGTATGCCCTTTGGATTTCAGCTTGAACCGCCTGTTGGTAGGGGTTCATATACTGTTGCATCTGGGCGGCAGAAGGCGCACCTGTGCCAGCCAAATACTGACCACCCGCAATATTCATTGTAGCCTGACCAGACTGCAAATATGGCAGATAGCTAGACAAACCTGATTGTGCCGCAGACAATGCCTGTTGCTGGGCAGAAGTCATACCTTGTGAGGTAATTCCTGGAAGACCACCAGTCGGCGGTGCGCTAGTCAGCTGTTTTGCTTGCTCCATAAGCCCGAGCTTATAGGCTTCAATATCTGGACTTTCGCGTTGAATTACTTCTTGGGTTTCAGTAGCCATTATGCTTTCCCTTCAAACTGACGCATCATGGCGTACATTCGTTTTGCGCCTTGTTGACGGTCTCCACCACCAGCACCACGGACAGCATTAGCAGTCATTACAAACTCACCATCGCTGAGCATTGCTGGTATTGAATCACTTGTGCCTGTTCCCGGACCACTGATCTCACCACCTCCAGCGGCGTAATATGGGTTATTGCCATAAAACAGGTTCGGGTCAAAAGCATATTTGTATGTGCCTGATGCAATATCTTCGGCTAGGATTTTTGCACCAGTGCGATCATCATAACCGTCACCATCCTCATCGACAGGCTTATCCATAAGCGCGGCGGCTCCAATACCAACACCCGCCAACGGACCATATTTAGCAAACATCCCAGGAGCTTCTGTACTGACAGCACTTGCGGCATTTTGGGCTATTTTCATTAACTCTGCTTCAGTCGGGACAGGTTGGTTAAAGGTCGCCGCTAGTTCTTTAGCTTTGTTGACAGCATTTGCGGCGGCTTGATTAGCTTGGGTCGTTGCATCGATAGATGTTCTGCTTGGGCTTAAATATTTTTCTAAGAAAGACTCACCCGAAGTTTCTACTGAAGCTACACCTGTGTTCGGATCAATTACAAATTTTGAAGTATTTTCCGCAGGATTGTAAATGTACTCTTCAAAAAGGCTAGGGTTAGTAGCTGAATTTTGTAACGCCTGTTGTGTCGCTTGTTGACCTTGAGCGGTCAATTGCGCCATCTGTTGCTGACCAGCTTGGCTAAATGGATTTACAGGGGTAAGTGCGTCCTGCACACCAAAGGTTCCGATACCGCCCTGTGGAGCGGCAACACTGCCTGTGAAGCTACCACCTGTTAGCATCCGTGTGCCGCCTGACAATACACCAGATATCAGAGCTTGCTTAAATGCGTCTTTTGTAGATGCCCCACCAATTTTTGCGCCTACAAAACTACCGAGGCCAGATGCCAAAAACGCTGGCATAGCTGGGAATAAGAAAGGTGCGGCAATAGGTAATACAATCGGCGCAACTTTTTT